AAGCTGCAGAGTATTTATGTGATAAGCATGTGCCTAAAATGTTATTAGAATCATCACAAATGCTGTGCACTGCAGTACAAAAGCATCTGGGTATTATTGAAGATCTGTACAAACCTGCATATCCTAAACATCCTATGACTATTTGGGTTGGCGAAAGTCAAGGAAACTTTAGTTGGGCATTAAGAAATGCTTTATCAATTAATCAAGAATATGAAAAAAGATTTCACAAAAAACATAAATCAATGCGTGTAATTAATTATATTAGGTATTGGGCATTCCATTATGATATGCCTGGGGGAGAAATGAAAGCACCACCTCAGTGTATGCCTGACAAATACAAAGCAAATGATTATGTTGTTGCATATAGAAAATATTATAAGGGTGACAAGTCCTATTTTGCTAAATGGTCTAAAGGCACAGGCTCGCCTCATTGGTGGGTTGTGTGATGCTTAGAGCCTTCTTGACAGACGAAACTACAAATGTTATTGTGAATTATGTTTACGCTTATCTAAAAGATAAACCGAAAACAAAGAGAAACATAAAAGCTGCAATATTATTAGCACAAAACGAAATAATTTTGCACATTAGGAAAGGTAAAAAAAATGGCAAAAAGTAAAGATAAAAAATGGTCAGAAGAACATCTAATAATAGAAGTTGAAGGTCTTACTAAAAAACAAAAAGATAATCTTAGAGATAAGATTATGGAGAAGGTAAGTAAAAAATTTGGAAAGGTAAAAAATGTCAAAAAGTAAAGTAAATGTTTTATCGTTATTTGATGGTATGTCCTGTGGTCAGATAGCTTTAAAAAACTTAGGTATAGAGATAGGAAAGTATTATGCATCTGAAATAGATAAGTATGCTATGAAGATAGCTAAGAAAAACTTTCCTGATATAATTCATGTGGGTGATGTCACAGAGTTAGATGCAACAAACCTGGATATAGATCTACTGATAGGGGGATCTCCTTGTCAGGGTTTTAGTTTTGCAGGCAAGCAGTTAAAGTTTGATGATCCGAGAAGTAAACTATTTTTTGAGTTTGTAAGAATAAAAGAAGAGACAAAGCCAAGATGGTTCTTGTTAGAGAATGTAAAGATGAAACAAGATGCTCAAGATATTATTACAAAATACATGGGAGTAAAGCCTATAGAAATAAATTCAAGTTTACTATCTGCACAAAGTAGAAAAAGATTATATTGGACTAATATACCTTTTGATAAAGACATCGAAGACAAAGGCATACTTCTTAGAGATATTCTAGACAAAGAAACAAATGAAGCTGCAGTTCCTATCAACGAAAGAAACGCCAGACATTTCAGAAGAACAGATCAAAAGGGTTTATGTATGACAGCCACAATGTATAAAGGTGCAGGCAACAATGGTTGTACTTTAGTTGGCATGGCCTCAGATATAAATGGGCATGATATTTTAAAAAGAGTATACAGTCCTAATGGTAAGGCACCTACATTAAATAGTATGGGTGGAGGTAATCGTGAACCGAAAGTCGAGATAGTAGGTGGTGCATTTCGTGGTAGATATAACGAAGAGGGCTTGACACAACAGCAATTAGAGGTTAGAAATGATGGTAAAACTAATACTTTAACAACTGTGCAAAAGGATAATGTTGTGGTAAAACAAAATAGATGGAGAAAGCTGACAGTCACAGAATGCGAAAGGTTACAGACTGTTCCTGTTGGTTATACAGAGGGTGTATCGAATACACAAAGATATAAGATGTTAGGAAATGGGTGGACAGTAGATGTTATTTCACATATATTCAAAGGTATGACTATATGAATATGGCATTTAAGTCTTGGGTTATGGATGAACAAATGAAGGAGGAAGAGGAGCAGCTAATGAAAGAAGAAACCGAAAGAAAAGAAAAAGCAAAGAAAGAAAAGAAAAAGTGCCTCACTTGTAATAATCCTTTCGAAAGCAAAGGTAAGTTCAATAGAGTTTGTAATGATTGCAAAAGAACAGAGTATTGGGGTACAGGAAACGACTACAGGGTGATTGTATAATGATAGAAAAAGAACTAATAAAATTGCTACTTAAAAAAGATTTTTATACAAAAAACAAAGCAAAGTTATCAAAAGAATTATTTACAAATGGCACAGGTGATTTGTATAATACGATAGCAAAGGCACATAAAGACTCTGAAAACGATTTAACTTTGAATGAAGTATCTACATTGTACACTGATGTAGATAATCCAGCTCTTACTAGAGTTGCAAAACAGAATTTTCAATCTTTGATTGAAGATATACAAGATGCATCTTTACCGAATGAAAAGATAGCCAACAACATATTAGAGTCGCTACATAAGCGAAGACAAGCAAATAGAATTGCGGTGTTAGCTACTGAAATCTACAATGGTAAAGATGCAGACTTCTCAGAAATAAAAAAATGTTTAGAAACTTCTATAGATGATATAGGAGATGACTATGAATATATTACCTCTGATGTGGGCGAGTTAGTTGAACAATTGAAGGACAACACAAGATTTAAATTTAACCTGAAACCTTTGCAAGAACGGGTGCATGGCGTAGGTGATGGTAATCTTGTGATTATTTTTGCTCGTCCCGAAAGCGGCAAGACCGCTTTTTGGGTTAATCTGATTGCAGGTGTCGGTGGCTTCGCATCTCAAGGTGCTAAAGTTTGTGCTTTGATAAACGAAGAGCCTGCAATTAGAACCCAAATGAGATTAATCAATGCACATACAGGTATGACATTTGATGAAATAAAACAAGATACTGCCTTGGCAAATAAGAAATGGGCAGAGATCAAAAAAAATGTTAAGATACTAGATACTGTGGATTGGGATTTAGCTAAAGTTGATGAGTTAGTAGCGAAAGAAAAGCCTGATATAATAGTTATTGACCAACTAGATAAAGTTGGAGTAGCAGGAAACTTTGCTCGCACTGATGAAAAACTTAGGGCTATATATACAGGTGCTAGGGAGATTGCAAAAAGAAATAATTGTTGTGTTGTAGCAATCTCTCAAGCATCTGCTGATGCACAAGGTAAACTTGACATAACATTTGATATGATGGAGAATAGTAGAACAGGTAAAGCTGCAGAAGCAGATATCATTATTGGTGTTGGGTATAGAGATAAAGTAGATATGGATAAAAACTTGAGAGGATTAAATATAACTAAAAATAAAATCACAGGTTGGCATGGTATGATACCTTGTATGATTGTACCAGAATTATCGAGGTATGAAGAATGATAACTACATTTGATGTAGAGACTAGCTTCCAAGTTACAGAAGAAGGTAAATTAGATCCTTCATCTAAAAATCCTGACAACTTTTTAATATCTATGGGATTAAATGATGAGTATATATTTTTTAAACACAGAGAATATCATGGCACACCAAATAGAAAAGTTGTACAAGATATGTTAGACAAAACTACTTTATTAGTTGGCCACAATATTAAGTTTGATTTAATTTGGTTATGGGAGTCCGGGTTTAAATATACAGGTAGAGTATACGATACAATGGTTGGAGAGTATCTTTTAAACAGAGGAATGAAGACAAGTTTAAAATTAAAAGATTGTTGTATGAGAAGAAGCGTTACACAAAAGTCAGACTTGATGGATGGCTTTATAAAAAACAAAACTTCATTTGAGAATGTGCCTATAAAAATGTTAGAAGAGTATGGTAGGTTTGATATTAAATCTACACGATCTTTATTTGATGCACAGATCAAACAATTTAAAAATCCAAAAAATAAACAATTAGTTAAGACTGTAAAGATGATGTGTGAGTTTTTGGTTGTCTTGGCAAAAATGGAAAACAATGGTATTTTCATTGATAATCAAGCACTTTTGCAGGTTGAAAAAGATTTTCAAGAAGAGCATGATCAGCTAAGAGTGCAGCTAGACGAGATAATTTATGAGAAGATGGGTGACACAGCTATCAATCCTTCTAGTCCTGAACAGTTATCCTGGCTAATATATGGTGCTAAAGTTACAGATAAAAAGAAATGGGCAGTACAATTTAATTTAGGTATAGATAAGATTACAAAGAAACCAAAGAAAAGATTTCCATATTCTAAGTTAGAATTAAAAAAGATATGTCAAATGTATTTATGCCCTATATACAAAACAAAAGCAGAACAATGTAGTTCTTGTAGTGGTAAAGGTTATGTGCAAAAAATGAAAGTAAATGGACAGCCTTTTAAAAATTTAAGTAAGTGTGTAGACTGTTCTGCAAAAGGTTTTGTTTATGTAAACACAAAAGAACGAGCAGGATTTGGTGTTACTGCTGACTCTTACATGGATGCTGCAGAAGGTGGTTTTAAAACTGATAAGAATACTTTATTAAAAATAGGCATGAAAGGTAATCAAGAACTAAAAGATTTTGTAGAAAAGATATCCAGGTACAATGCTCTTGATACATATTTAAAAACTTTTGTTGAAGGTATAAAGAAACATAAAACGCAAAGTAATTATTTATTTCCAAACTTTATGCAATGTATTACTACTACAGGTAGATTATCTAGTCGTGATCCTAACTTCCAAAATCAACCAAGAGGTGGTACATTTCCTATCAGAAAAGTTA